CTTCTCCAACTGTGTCTTGGAGATGGCGCCTGCCTGAATGGCCTCCCATTCCTTGGGTGTGATCTCGATCAGGGTCTTCTTGGCTCCGACTCTTATGCGTGCAGCTTTCAGAGCCTTTGCTTTCACCTTCTTGAGATCCGCATCATCCATGTCCGGATAGGCATCCTTCTTCATCCGGACAATGGCGTTTGCTACGATCTGGGCCTGTCGCTCATGGGGGGCGTTCTCAAGAGCGGTACGTAGCTTGGCTTCCAGATCCCTTACTTGTTCTGCGTAGACCTTGGCTGCAGAGGGTGAGCGTTCGAGATTGGGTGTCGCAACGAGTTCTTTACGAGCCCGGTTTGCGAGATCCTTGAGTCTGTTGGAATGATCCGCATAGACTCTCTCGATAGCGGAGTTACTCTTGGACATGAACTCGTTTGCGTCCCTGACCGAGAGCTTGGGTACCCTTTCCATCCGCTTTTCTTCTTTGACGGTTACAGCACCCGTACGCTTGTTCACCACGGTCTTGGTGTACGTCTCGCCTGTCTCTTCATAGACCAGACGCCCAGTCTCACGGTCGATAGGTCCACCGTTTTTAGTAGACCTTAGCTTCCGTGCAGGGATACGGGTGGTTGCGTTGGTACCCGAGTTCGAGATGACCGATGATGCACCGCCTTGAGCAGACCGCTGATACTTCTTTCTCAAAGCGGCAATACGGTTGTCGATGGCTGACTGTCTCCAGTTCAGCTCATGCTTCTCGGCATCGATGACAACCATGCTGTGTTTGAGTGCGTTGGCGATTTCGGAATCCGGTGCACCCTGAACAGTCATGTCCGAGATGAGGTTTGATACAAGCCCCATCTCAGTAGCCTTTGTCTGGCTATTCATGACTTCCATACCCTCGTACTTAGGGTAGGCAGACTTCGGATCGAAGCCTTCGAGTTCCTTGAGAGGGGGCTTGTTCTGAATCTTCCCGTGGTTGTTCGGGATGACGAGAACAGTGTCCCCATCGAAGTCGGCACCAGACAGACGTTCTGCTACGGCGCTGTGAATTCCGATAGCATCAGGTGCGTTACCGAGAAGCTTCTTCGCACCAGGGTGCCGGTTGTTGACGACGAGTTCCGGAATCTCGGAGATGTGCCCGTGAGGGAACCGGATGAGTACTACGCGCTCACCGTCGTCGAAAGTGGGTGCGTAGACCTCAGTCTTCTTCAGGGAGTTGACGGGAAGAATGACCTTGGTCGCCTGACGCGGAAGATGGGCGGCCTTGAGATGCACCGCTGAAGAATCCACACCGTCCGAGAACTTCTCGAGCATGTGTTTTCTCAGCGTAGGATTGGTCAAAGCCATGATGGATTCGAACTCACGGATCTTGCTGTCGTAAGTCAAATCCAGCTGGGCCTTGGCCAAGCTCCGCCTCTGCTTGGAAAGCACCTGAGACGAGAGGGTCTTGGACCACTCATCCCAGTCGTTCTCCTTGTTGACGATATTCATAGAGGACTCCACGATCTTTCGACCAAAGGTGTCCAACTTGTAGGTACCGTCAGGATTCTTCGCGTAGATCTGATCAGAGATCATGGAGCCGAACGGATCGTCCTTGTCGATCTCACCGTCCTTGTCCTTCTTCATCTCCTTCATCGCGTCGAGCTTGTTTCCGGTGTTCTTCTTGTTTGTGTTGAACACCAGGTCCACACCTGGAGGCATGTTCTCGTCGTTGTAGAGAGCCATACCCTTTAGGTAATGGGTACCGTCGACCGCGATACGAACCTGGGCATAGCTCGAACCGCCCAGCGATACGTCCTTGACTCCCGGACGAACGTAGATCGTACCGTCCGCATCGGTGCCGCCGTCCTCAGCATAACGGACATGCACTCGCTTGGAACTGATCGACTTAGGAGGAAGGATTTCGTCGAATGTTCTACCGTAGTCCCTGGAACGTCCGTAGATCAGCTGAATCTGATCGCGGTTCTTGAAGGTCTCGCTCCATGTGGTACCAGGAGCTGTCAGAACCTTCATACTGGTCTGTTTACCAGTACCGATCTGAGGAATCGGGATGTAGTGGAGCTGATATCCCTCTTCCCTCAGTATGTTGACTGCTGTCTCCAGACGCTTCTTGCTGACGCCGAGATTCTGCTCGACACCGCTACCCACGTCGATGTACTTCTTCTTCTCGACATGTCGACGGAGTGTTCCCGCAATGGTGTCGAGGATGGCAGCCTTCTCAGCTTCGCCATCCTTCAGAAGGGCACGGACCGAGGACTCATTGATCCCCATGACCTTACCGATGGAGACGTTGGACTTGCCCTCTTCCTTGAGCCGGGTGGCTCGAGCGATGTCAGCGGCCTTCTTGGTCTTGTTTGCCAGACTGACGTTGTCCCGAAGCTGAGAGGTCGTCATTCCCCAGCTCTGCGCGAAGAGAGTGTCGCTGACACCTTCCTTACGGGCCTTGGCGAGTTCGCCGAGAAAGGTGACAGAGCGCTCGTACTGCGTTTCTCCCGAGCCCCACGGGTACCGTCCAGACTTCCGGAGGATACCGTAGTGGTAAAGCTCGTTGTAATTATCTACCGAGATTTCCACGACAGTCTTCTCCGTTCACGACGTTCTTGGCGGAAGTCTTCGATGTTCTTGTCGTGCATCCGGATCATGTCTACTACGTGAGCCAGGAATGCGCGATCGATCTCGAAAGATCTGAAACCATCGAACTGGTAGATGCGGAGTTCGCCGTTCATTTCGTACGGCAGGTATCCGTATTCCAGACAGAACAACGCGCCGTACACGTACAGCTGTTTTTCGGAAGTCGGGGATACGCCGGACTTGAAGTCATGGATTCTGAGGAACATGTGCTCTTCCTCAAACCCTATGGTGTCCGCCGTACCGTAACAGTTGAGCGAGTAGAACAGAGTCTGCTCAGGAACCATGCCGAAATCGATGGCGTCGTTCACGTACATGGCGAGGCAGTAAGTAGCGAGATTATCCTCGTCTTCACGAAGATAGACTTGCTCGCTGATGGCATGCGCGGCGAGTTCATGGAGACTACTGCCCCGAGAAGCGGCCTCAGCAGCGTTCAGACGCTCTAGCAGCTTCGCTTGGTCGTAGTTGATCCAGTGATAACTCGAGGGGCTCAGAAAGGCGTGTGTGCCTTCGAGACGAGGGTGAGAATTAAACCCCGTGAAGCGCGTCGCTGAGCGCACTTAGCACTTCCTCTTCGTTCTCGGGATAGATGAAGGCCGCGAAAGACATCCGGTTGAGCAGATCAACGTAGTACGGTTGATTTACTTGAGGCGGAGAATCCTTGCTTGCCTTGACTTCCAGAAAGGCATACCGAGTCCCGTAGAAGATAACGAGATCCGGTATGCCCTGGAGGTAACTTGAGTCGTTCTTCAGAATGACGCAGTCTGGAAACATACGCTCGAGCTTCTTAATGAGCCTGGGCTGGTAGTCTCGCTCCAGCATGCGTCACTCCTTCCCGACGAGAAACGAAAATCTTACCCTATCCCTTCATTATAACACATGTATTTTCGCCGGGGTGGTATAGGTCTGTCACTCGTACAACCGGAACCTTTGATAGGTTGGGATTACGTACGTCTGCCTTCGTATCGAGAAGACTACTTCTCGTTCCAACAAGCCGTACTTAACAGCTGCTTCCCATGAATTCGCAAAGACTTCCTCCGTTTTGATTTCCTGTATTTCACAGGAATATCCACTGGGACCGATTTTGAATTGTTCTACGTATTGCAGAGCGAACCATCGAGGACGCCATGCGAGGTTTTCCACATGGCAGTTGAACTTGTCTCCGTCGAGATGAATCGGAGTGTTGAACTCAAGACTGCGGGCGGAGGTGATGAAGGCTTCCGCGACGAGAACCGAGACCGACCTTCGACAGGTCTTACCTCGATCAGCCAAACCAACCGTGGGTATGCCCCGAGTGTTGGGACTGATCGACATGAGACGGTCGGCTACGTCGTTGCGGACTTGTCCTTCCTCACTCACTGAGTAGCTCGGAAATTCCATGATCCTGCGCCACTGAGTCATGTTCGACCCACTTCCTTGATTGTGCTTCTTTACATTAGGCCAAACTAGGACTACTTGTACTGAGAGGGATCAAACTAGGACGACACACCCTCTGCCACCATGCCACTTTGTTTTGGAAAAAGTTTTTGAAAAGTGTTTTGGTGGTATAGGTTTATAATATTTTTCTAAGGTCCCGCGTAAAATTATAGACCTATACCACCTAACACGTTTTTAAAAAACTTTTTTCGAATTCTCGTGGCAAAGTGGCAGAGGAGGGTCGATTTGTCCTAATGTAAAGACTTCGTCGACCCTCTGACCTGCAGTTTCTTCAAGCCAACCTCTCTGCCACTTTCTCTGCCACTTTATGGTAAAGAAATGGCAAAGTGGCAGAGCGCTGTCCGTGTCGTCCTAATTTGCCGGTTTCCGCGAGAACGACGGTAGTCGATTCTTCTGAGCGAAGCTTCGCTCATTGAAGTCCTTCTTAGCCTTCAAAGAGGCCAGAACTGACGCGTCCACGACACACATCTCGAGGTCTTTTTTCGAGGAAGTGGCAGAAGTGGCAGAGAAAGTGGCAAGAAGCACGAGATAGTGCAGCACCGAAAAGGGCGTGTTGAGTCTGTCTGTCCTACCATGCGCCTGTTTCCACGTTCTGTACGAATATGTCAACGAGTAGAAGAGGGTCGTGTCGGTCGTAATACAGTTCCAACCCTCGGCTCCGGACGTGTACTGGACCAGATAAACCCATCGGTCCGTGTCCGGAATCTCCTCGTGTTTATGCCCGTTCCACTCCGCCGTCGGAACCTCGTCCGCGAGCTTTCTCAGTATCTCGAGCTCGTAGTCGAAGTTGTAGTAGACGATCAGTTTCGGGTGCTGCGTGAGCTTGTACCGGACCGCTTCGAGTCTCGACGGATGCGAGTAGATGACCTTCCGGCGTACATAGAAGTACTCCGCGAGAGAGCGGATCGGACGGTCCAGATACGGATTCCATCTTTCCCGGTCGACTTTATCGAGTAATTCCTGATCGTATTCCACAGGAATATAATGCGTCACTCGAGTCGTGTGCTTTTCCATCGGCATATGAACGAGCAATTCTTTTCTCAATTTCTCGAGTTTATGCTCATTCATATAACGCTCGACTTTAGGGAATTTCACGTAGGTGCTGTAGACCACGTGCTCGTCCTTGAACTGCGTCCGATTGCGGTAGAACCCATTCGCTATGAACACAGACATGTAGTCGAGCCAGGTATCCCCAGGAGTACCTGTCAGGAGGATCCAGTTGTTGTTCTTCGCGATGAACTCGAAGGCCTTGCACCAGGCTCCCGAACCCACCAAGCGCTGTTCGTCGAAGATGAAGAAAGCGCCGCGGACGTTCTTGTAATTCGCGATGTTGTTCCACGAATCCACCCAGAGCTTTCCCCGCTTGCCGTCAGGGCTCCGCTCGAGCTTGCTCACGTGTCCACGGAGGAACTCCCCTTCCCAGTCCAGAGAGTCCCTCTTCTTCGCCGTGGTGATCACGTAGACGTCCTTCGGCGCTTCCTTCTTCAGGTAGTACCCGACCGCAGTACGGGACTTACCGGTGCCCACATCTCCGTACAGGATCTTGCCATTGCTGAGATCGTTGATGGCCTTTTCCTGATGCGGATACAGGCTGAGCATGTCTACTCCATGAGTTGTGCCGTGTTCTTCTCAGAAAGCGGCTTGATGGGCGGGAGCTCTTGCGCTTCGATCCTGAGTGTGGCGGAGCCGTCGTCGTTGACCGTGATTCCCTTGATCTCCGTCATGACGTATCCGGGATGCTGTTCCTCGAACGACTTCCGGAGTTCCTCCACGGCGTTTCCGGGGTCGATGAAGTTCTGATCTTCCACCAGGATGTGGTCACCCGACTGGAGGCCGTTCCAGGGCCCCTCAGGCTCCTTGAACAGGTCCGGGTACTTTTCCCTCAGCTGTGTCCTCAAGGCCCTCTCAGGGGCCCTCAGAGCCTCAGGAGAGAGGTCCACGCTCTCCCAGAACTCCTTCTCCGTACGACCTTCCAGGAGCTTCTCGGGAACTCCCGCAGTCCTGAAGAAACTGAAGCCGGACGCCGAGGATTCCTGGACTATGGTAGCAACGTCTCCCTTCGTGACGATCTTCTTCCCCGAGAAGGTTTCCGCGACTTCCTCCACCGAACCGTCTTCGAGTTCTACCGTCGCTTCCACCGTTCCGCGGGGTATTCCCACGACGGGTATGAAAGGCCGGACGACGACCTCTTCCTCCGCCTCGATGTAGGGCCCGTCCAGGTGCGGGTCCGGAAGGTTGCTCTGCTCGGGGACGTAGACGTAGCCCGCCGCCCTGAAGTAGCGGGTCATCTCCTTCCGGAACGACGCCATGGTTCCGGTGTAGTCTCGCTCGCTGTTCACTCGGTCGAATATCGGGCTGTCACTCATTTCGTGCTCCCCTG